ATGACAGAAACAGTCGCCTCCTTTATGAACCGTTTACAATCCGGTCAATCCCTCACTAACGCCACATGGGATGATGCTTCTGAGAAGATCATGTCCATGAAGGGCGAGAGGGGTCATTTATCTGAATCCGTTATGGAACAGATCTTATCCTCTTATTCCCCCCATGAGAGGGAAATGAGAAGATATGGTAGACCATCTATTGGTTCCGGTCTTGTATTCCCTTTAAGCGAAGACAAGATATTAGTAGATCCAATGCCTATAGAAGAGCATTGGCCTAGAATAGCAGCAATTGATTTTGGTTGGGATCATCCAACAGCGGTGGTATGGTGCGCTCTTGATAGGGATGAAGATGTATTTTATGTGTACGACTGTTACAGAGCTTCTAAAGCCTCACCGTCCGTACATGCAGATATAATAAAGTCAAGGCCGCATTTTATACCCATAGCCTACCCGCATGACGGAAATCGCAGGGATAGCATGGGAAATCCGGGCTTGGCTGACCAATATAGAAATTTAGGCTGCAACTTTCTTCTTCAGCACTTTACAAACCCTCCAGCATTGGGTGAGGCAAAAGGATCTAACAGTATAGAAGAAGGTCTTATGGCTATCTTGCAAGCTATGGAAGCAGATAAGTTTAAAGTTTTCTCAACCCTTTCAGACTGGTTTGAGGAATTTAGAATGTATCATAGAAAGGAGAATAAAGTGGTTCCAATAAGAGATGATTTATTGAGCGCAACAAGGTATGCGTTCCAATCACAACGATTTGCCGTATCTGGTAAAGACCCGGAATGGACAAATAATCTTGAATACAGGAACTATGGAATAGTTTAATGGCTAAAGAAAAAATTACTGATGAGGATCTAATAAGTAGAATTAGGGGTGAAATTACTGATTCTCTAGGATATATGGGGGATACAATCTCCACCCAGAGAGAGATGGCTATGAAGTATTACTATGGCCTTCCATTTGGAAATGAAGTTGATGGTAGATCCCAGTATGTAGATTCTACAGTTCAGGATACCATTGAATGGATTAAACCTTCCTTAATGCGTGTCTTTGCATCCGGCGATGAGATGGTTAAATTTAACCCTCATGGCCCAGAAGATGTAGCGATGGCAGATCAGGCCACAGATTATGTAAATTATGTATTCACCAAAGATAATCCCGGATGGGAAATATTTTATTCATGGTTTACGGATGCTCTGTTAAGTAAGAATGGAATAGTAAAAGTATGGTGGGATGAATACTCGGAAGAGGAAAGAGAAGAGTATCGCGGTCTTGATGAAATGGCATTTATGGCTCTTGTTGGCGATCCAGAGGTTGAGGTTCTTGAACATACAGAGTACGAAGATGTTGAGTATCAATCTGAAGATATAGTCCAAATGCCGGGTATGATTGAAGAGGATTATGCGTCTGCTGGTCAAATGCTGCATGATGTAGTTATCAAGAGAAGTTCTTACAACGGAAAAATAAAGATTGAAAATGTTCCGCCCTCTGAGTTTCTTATCTCAAGAGAAGCGAAGTCTATACAGGACGCAACATTTGTATGTCACAGAGTAGAGAAAACCTTATCAGAGTTAAGGGAGATGTATCCCGATGAGGATCTTGATGCTGAGAGTCTTGGCGGAAGCGATGAAGACCTTATGGCCTTTTCCGCAGAAAGGCTTGAGCGCTATGCGTTTGATAAGTCAGCCGACTATTGGGGAGTAGGAGCGGGGGATGCGTATGATGACGAATCCCTGCGTAAATTCTGGCTACATGAGTCTTTTCTAAAAACAGATTATGATGATGACGGAATTGCTGAATTGCGAAAAGTTTGCTCAGTTGGATCGACGGTTCTGGAAAATGAAGCAGTTGATAATATACCATTCGTTTCTATTACGCCGATAAAAGTTCCTCATAAGTTTTTTGGTTTATCTGTTGCTGATCTTGTTATGGATCTCCAATTGATGAAGAGTACGCTAATGCGGAACCTCATGGACAATATGTATAACCAAAACTTTGGGCGCTATGCAGTTTTAGAGGGTCAGGCTAATCTTGATGATCTCCTGACACAAAGGCCCGGTGGTGTGGTAAGGGTCAAGTCTCCCAATGCAGTCACGCCTTTGACAACTCCTCCTTTGGAGCCTTATTCCTTCCAGATGCTTGAATATCTTGATGGGGTAAGAGAGTCAAGGGCCGGCGTATCAAAGATGTCTCAGGGCTTAAATGAGAGCGCTCTGACATCTCATACCACAGCAACGGCAGTTAATGCAGTTATGGGTGCAGCTCAAAGTCGAGTTGAATTAATTGCAAGGAATTTCGCTGAAACCGGCGTAAAAGACTTGATGATTAGAATATATGAGTTGCTCCATAAAAATCAGGACAAGGAAAGAGTTATTAAATTGAGAAACCAATGGGTTCCAATACGGCCTGATGCTTGGAACGATCAATACGATTGTACTGTGTCTGTAGCCTTGGGGCAAGGAAATAAAGATCAGCAGATGATGCATCTTTCTCAGATGATAAACTTTGCTTCTCAAGCTATGTCTGGTGGACTTAAAATAATAAACGAACAAAATATGTATAATCTGGGAGCCTCTTTAGTTAAGGCTATGGGGTTTCAGAATGTTAATGATTATCTTACTGATCCCTCTCAAATACCCCAACAACAGGAAGACCCATCTCCAGAGCAACAAACACAAATGATGGAGGCTCAAGTCAAGCAAGAGGAATTAAAGATAAAGTCTGCCGAAATGCAGTTAAAGGCACAGAAAATAAAGCAAGAGTACGAGAAGATGAATATTGATGCAAGCCTAAAGCAGCAGGAAATTAATCTCGAAAGAGAACAAAAACGAGCCGTAGCAATAGGAGCAACATGAGCGATTTTTCAGATGATGAAAGAGCAAGACACGCAAATAGCTTATTACAAAACGAATTATTTATAGAAGCGTTTGATGTATTGAAAGAAGATTTATTTAACCGTTGGAGTCATAGCGGTTCTACAGAAGTTGAGGCCAGAGAGTCAATCTGGCTTGCAATGAGATTGCTTGACAGACTTCATCGTCATATAAAGTCCATAGTAGAAACTGGACATATGAATGAAGTCATGTCAAAGCAGCACCCATTCATTTAAAAATTAAGGAGTAAATTATGGCGGATACGCAAACTGCCCCGCATCCGGCTACACAGCCGGCTCCACCAACTGGTGGAAGTGTAGAAGAAGCAAGAGAGGCATTACTTAGCCTGTCGGAACCCGAAGGGGAAACACCTACAGATGAGGAGGCCACACCTACTGAAGAAGAAGAGTCTACTGAGGAAGCTCAAGACGAATCATTGGAAGAGGAATCTGAAGAGGAAGCTGATGAATCCGAAGAGGAGGAAGAAGAGGAATCTGAAGAGTCTGACGAAGAAGCTGAAGAGGCACTTTATGCTGTTACCGTAAATGGTGAAGAGCAGGAAGTAAGCCTTGATGAGCTTATGAAAGGCTATTCTCGCCAGTCAGATTATACCCGAAAGACGCAAGCAATTTCTGACGAAAGAAGGAACTTTGAAGCATTATCTGAAAAGTATAGTGCGGAAATGTCTCAAATTCAGTCAGAGCGTCAGCAGTACGCAGAGTACCTTAGTAAGATCGTAGAGCAATCTATGGGCGGTCTTGATAAGTTCGCTAATATAGATTGGGAGTCTTTAAAGGCTTCTGATCCTATAGAGTATGTGACTAGAAAGGAAGAGTTTAGGGAAGCGCAGGAAAAGATTCAGGGCATGAGGAATGAGCATGCAGTAGCGTCTCAGAAACAAATGGCAGAATCTGAAGTAATGCGTAAACAAATGGTTAATACGGAACACCAGAAATTGGTATCTGCCGTGCCAGAGTGGGGAGATCCCGCAAAACAGAAAGGACTTGCTTCAAGCGTTAGAGAATTTGCGCTGACACAGGGCTTTACTGAGGAAGAACTAAACTCTCTTGTAGACCACCGATCTGTTCTTGTTTTGATGAAAGCGGCAAAATTCGATGCTATCGAGAATGCCGACGTCAAGTCTAAGAAGATAAAGAATAAGCCTAAAGTTATAAGATCTGGAAAGGGTGTTACCAAGAGTAGTGACTCTAAAAAGAAGCGTACTGCACAAATGAAACGTCTTCAGGGTTCAGGGCGCGTTGATGATGCGTCTGCACTCTTGGAGGATTTTATAGACCTTTAACTTTAGGAGGGAAATGCTATGGCAGTTCCTACGAATACTAGGGAAACCTATG